TATAATAGGTACAGTGATTGCCAAGAATCATGTGAACGAAGATACCCATGTCTTCAAGGCGTTGAAAATAATGTTGACGCACCCTGCTCCAAACATTAAAATCAATCCCCTTACGATTATCAAACGTATCACCAAGATCAATAATAGTTCTGATTCCGTGTTTTTCGAGAGTGGGGAAGAAGATGTCGTCGTAGAATTTTTTGAAGTATTCCCAAAACGCAACACTGCCTTTTCTCCCATCTAAATGTTGGTCTGTAATCAATGCTACTGTCATCGTTTAGATCTCATCTCAAGAGTTTCTTTAATACTATTCATATCAGAATAACTGCTATTATAACCAGCCATGTCACCACTGTAACTGTCTGTATATAATACCTCATCAAATCCTGATTTTTCTAAGATTTTAGCTTTAATTTCTAATTGTTTTTTTTCTTTAGAAATACGGCGAAGGAAAGCAAAGTAAATAATTTGAGTAAAATAAGCAAAAGGATTAGTTGATTTACTCGGATCAAAGTTGTGAATGTATTGTAAACAATTTTCAATGCCATCACATATCATATCTTCTCTAAACATGTAGTTAACAAAGTTTGGTTTATATGATAGATGAGTAGCAATCTTAAGAAAACACTCCCCAATATAAGGTGGCACACGAGGTTTTGATTTTCCCTCTTGCTCCGCCAAAAGGATTTGTTTGCGATAAATCATTAACGCATCAAGAAAATCTCTATTGTTAACGTAATTTTCTGTTTTCCTTTTTGCCATTTTGCTAATATCCTTTGTGCATATTGTAACACAAAATTATGGAGTTTGCAAGGGGCTTGACAACCCCGTATAATCCGTGTATAATTAGCGATGTCGCGCTTCAAAGATATATTAGCTTTTATTAAATATATCTTCTAAAGACTTACGAGCTTCTTTAATTGATGCTAGATAACCTTTTTGATTTTTAACATCTACTTTGGTAGATGCATCATTTCCGTTTTCTTTTAGTAAAGCTCTTTCATAAAATTTTTGAATTTTAGAATCTAATTCAGTAATTGTTATAATGTGGTCTTTTTTTATAACAAACATTTCGTCATAGGTTGCTGCTATCCAAGTTTCAAAAGTAAAACCTTTGACCGCTGATCTACCTCGTTTCATTTCAACGGTATTTACTAGGCGAGGATTTTCAATAATTAAAACATCTTCGTCTGCATCGTACGAAACTTTAGCTACTATTTCTTCACCTGACATTAATTTAATTGATGCATAGAATTCTTCTTCCATAATTATCCTATGTTAATTTTTATAATTTCATACTTAAAATTTTCTTCTTGATAAATTTTAATTCTTTCTTCTAAATGTTTTAGAGTATAATTTTTATGGGGTTTTTCTGAGATATCATCAGCAATGTCATAAAGAGTTGCTAATTCTTTTCCTTCTCCTTTACGGAGGACTCTGCCAATAGATTGTAAATTTCTTACTCTTGATTTAGATGGAGAGGCAAACACAATGTTGTGTAGATTTTTAATGTTGATGCCAGTGCTAAATGTACCGTAAGAAGCAATGATAACAGCGTTTTTTTCTCGCTCAGTAATACTTCTAATTTCTTCTCTTTCTTCGGTATCCACTCCACCGTAAACAAAAAATACCTTTCGGTCTTTTCCTATGCTATTATTTATGCTCTCGTATAATGGCATACCATGACGCTCAACATAGTTGAATAGCACTAGAGTATTTCCTTTTAAATCTTTTACAAGATTTTTAATTAAGTTATTTCTTTTTTTATGTGCAACTAAGTAATCAATCTCTTCTTGATATGAAAAAAACATCTGAGGTTCGTGTTTAAGAAGAAGAATTTTAATTTGAAATTCTGATAAGTGTCCTTCTTTAATTAACTTATCTGTTTTAGTTACTTGAGCACAAGGTCCAAACAATCCTTCAAGCACCCATTTGTGAGTAGCAGATCCATCAAGTGTGCCAGTAAATCCAAACCGATACTTAGCTTGATGTAACTTAGTCATAATGCCAGTTAAAGATTTTGATTTAAACTGGTGTGCTTCATCGCCAATTACACAATCAAAATCATCAAAGTATCTTTTGGGAAACTTATAGATGGATTGCCAAGTAGAAATAACAACATGTTTATCGGTATTTTTATCTTTACCTCCATAGATTTTGTGGCAATACTCTTCCACATTCCAACCATAATCTGCAAAGTCAGAATACATTTGCTCTACCAAAGATGTCGTAGGCACGATAATAAGAATACGTTTATTGTTGCTAACATAATATCTAACAAGAGAATAAATCATCAAAGATTTCCCAGATGCTGTAGGAGACAACAAAAGTTTTCTGTGATTTTTTAATGCTTCGTAAACTGCTTTATATTGATAATCTCTTGGTTTATGTTTAACGCAAATTTTATTCATAAAGTATTTGACACCTTCTAAAGATATCAGCAAGTCTTTGTCGTCTACATGACCATAAAATTTATTGTCCTCAAAAGATAATTGGTAGTTTTTAAAAGATGCCCATTCTCTTAAATGGTCTGTGAGACCACAATATAATTCTCCAGTGCCAGGAGAATACAAACGAATTTTTCCATCCCACATTTTGTTACGATAGAGTGGCATGAATTTAGCGTTAGGAACATCAAACGTAAAATAGTCTGATAACTCCATGTGTATTCCTGGCTCGGTAGTTATTTGCAGGAATACTTCATTCTTCTTTTTTACTACCAATTTCATTAGGTGCTACCATTAATAAACTTCTCCCACTCGATAGCGTTTTTAATCTGGAAACTTCTATTGGATATCATCTTAAGAATATTATCCAAAAAGTAGAGTGCCTTACTAATAAACTCTATCTTCATTTCAATGTTAATCAAATCCTCATCCGCCTCAAGATATACTTTCATCTTCTCGGATGTTTTAATGGATTGTCCAAAAGGTTTTTCTTTATAAACTTCGGGGTCTGCTTCTCCTTGATAGTATTCTCTTTTTTGTTTTAACTTCATACGATATTGAAATTCCAGTGCTGTCTTCTCAGTTGAGAAATCGTTGTAGAAGTTTAAATATTTATTGTGCTGGTAAGGAATGTCTAGCGAGATTTGTGCTAGGTCTGCTGAGTATTGTTTGTTTTTGAATTGGAAGTCAATCTTTGAATCTTCTTCCCATTCTGATCTAACATGATTAAAGAGTGTTTTCAGGTCATCAAATTTCATAATTTTTTATTTTTCTTATCTCGTAATTCAAATTTTGTATATTTAAAAGTTGCATCTGCTGTAAAATAATTTACTTCAGTATCTTCAACATCAAATCTTACTTCGGTTAGTGATATTGGAAAAAGATTTTCAAATGATACATATGCAGCAATTTTATTATTACTATTTGTAATTTCTAATCTTCCATTAGAAGTTTGTAATTCTTTGTGTGCATGTTCTTCATACAATCCAAATTCTTTTATCCAATTTTGAATAGACATATAATTTTTTAATTCTTCATCAATAATAAATGTGAGATTTAAATCTCCAGTCTGTATGCCACCAGCACCTGCTAATGGGATAGATCTAAATCTGGTTGGGACATCAATTGAAGGTAAATTGATATCGGGTATATTTGCACGTTGGCAAAAGAAATCTACTCCTGGAAATAAATCCAAGTCCATTTTAAATCCTGTAGGAGCAAGAAAATTTCTATTTTTTGGTTGCTCCGAATACCACTTAGACTGTGCCATAGTGTTTTATTTTTATTTAGGTGCATAAAAAAAGACCCCCTTTTGGGGGGTCTCCATAACTATCAAACTGAATCAGTTGATGTTGGTGATTTGTACTCTTCTGTAGTACTGGTTGCTGTTAGCATTCATTGCCTCGCCAGCAGGTGCTGAACCATAGTTACCATCAGTAGTAACGAATGGGTTGGCGACCATACCGTAGCGAGTCTTGAATCCAATCTTAGGCTGGAAGGTGTCTTGACCAATGCTACGAACCATTTGGAGAGGAACGTATGGGCAATAGAATAGACCAGCATCATAAGGTGAGGTGCCCTTATAACCCATTACATAGTAGTGCTTAGAAGCAGTGCTTTGGGTGTAGGAAGGACCACCGAATGGATCGATGTAAACCTTAACGCGACCGTTGAGGGTGCCAGCGAATACGTTACCAGTGTCATCAACATTCATTGAAGTGCTGAGAGCAGGAGCGTAATCGAGAGCGCCAGTTAGGTTGAGAGCTGAAGCAACGTCTGCTGAGCAGATGATAAAGTTGCCCTTTCCTCTACGTGTTTCTTGAGCGATAGCATTAGCGTCGCGGTCAATCTGGAATAGAAGACCCTTAAACTTTTCTGCCATCCAACGACCATTTGAGTCGATGTCAAGATCATAAATTCCCTGGTTAGCAACATTTTGCTGAGCGCCTTTCTTAGCAACGAAATAAACTGTGCGAATAATTTCACGGTTGATTTCAGCAAGAATCTCCGAAGAGAGAATGTTGGCAAGCTCTTGCTCAGCATCAAGACCGTGGATTGCCTTAAGGTCTTGTGCAAGCTCTAGAGTGTATTCAGCTTTGAGAGCGCGTGACTTGGCGGTAACCGAAGTCTTCTCAATGCTGAATGCCATCTCGCGGAATAGACGACCTGCTTCGCCCATTTGCTCAAGGTCAGCACGTGACATCTTGCTGCCTTGCTCGTATGTGCCAGGAGTGCTGTCATTAAGAACTGCAGGGTTGTTACCCTCCATGTCTCCACCCGAACCTGCTTGGTTACGGACGTTGTAAGCACCCTGAGTGGCGTCGAAACCACCAGAGAAACCTGCATCAGGCTCGTTGTATAGTGCCTCTTCTCCGCCTTGATTCTCATACTTAGCCTTCATGGCAAAGATGAGTCCAGTAGGACCGCTCATTGGTTGTACGCCACAAATATCGTATGCAACGAGGTTGGGCATTGAGCGACGAATTAGGCTGATGAGCACAGGATCGAAACCAGCAAGTGCGCCAGTACTAGCTGCTGCACCTGTTACGTTGGTTGCACCAGCAAAGTTTACTGCAACTTCGCTGAGCACACCGCGCTCCTCGCGCATGAATTTTTCTTGATTTTCTAGCAGTACAGCGGTAACAGCCTTTCTATGTGGATCTTTAATCTCAGCGAGACCAGAGTGACTAAGAACGGGTGACCACTTTTCCTGCAATGCTTGTGCATTGAACATTTGTTTTTCTCCTTAGGAAAATTTGTGGTGATGATTTATAATATACTTAATTATTTATTCAAATTTGATTATGACCAGCGAGCAATTGCAGCCATGTAAGCTTTCATTTGAGGTGAAATATCTTCACTGTCGATTTCGGCTGGTGTTTCATCAATCGCTTCCTTAACAACTTGCTTAGGGAAATATGATTCTCTAAGGGTAAGAAGTTTCTCGCGGAAGTTATCTTCCGAGATAAACTCTACACCTTCTGATAATGAGGCGAGTTTTTCTTTCTGTGTATCAGCAAGACCTTCTGAAATTTGATTTAAGATTACGGTTTTGTTGAAACCAGAGAGGGCGTTATTTAATTCAATATTGCGCTCAATTTGTTCGTTTAGGCGCGACTCCATCTCACAAAGCTCTTCTGTCATTGTCTCGACTACATCAATTTTTTCGTCGGGGATTGACAGATGATTTTCTTCAAATACTGCTTTGAGACCCTTCATGAAATTCTCTTGAATTTCAAGTCTTAATCCAGCATCGATAGCAACTTGGTTTTCTTCAACCCATTTACCAATGGTGTAATTTAAAGTGCCATCGATTTGCTCAGCAAGTTCTGATTTGATTGCTTCTACTTCTTCAAGAAGTTTAGCGGCATACTGCTCTTCAATCATCTTAACTTGCTCAACGATTTTTGATTTAACTGCTGCTTCAAAAATCGTAGAAGCTCTTTCTTTGAATTCTGGTGAAAGTGTTTCTCCTTCTGTTAAAGCATTGATGTCTTCTTCAGAAGAATATTCAATTGCTTCCATTCCAAACACCTTGGTGTTGTTAGGACCACCAGGAATTTGATAACCCGATGATTTAATTGAGGGGGCAGGATCTTGGTGGTTATCTCTTACAACATGCCCATCTTGTACTTTCTTTTTGCCTTTCGCAGCTTTTGCTCCAGGATCGCTAGGACCTTGAGGCTCTTCGAAAGTTGATCCACCAATTACTTCTTGTGATTGACCTGGGACTACAGATGTGGGCACAGATGGCATTGGATCTCTTCCACTAGATGCTTTTGCATTAACTGCTGTATTTGTTTGGCCAGTTACGGGTTGCATATAACCACTGGCAACAGGGTTACCAGGAACTACTGAAGATCCAACAGATGGCATTGGGTCGTTCTCTGCAAGAAGATCTTCAAACTTTTCGTTTAACATATCTGACATTTGGTATACCCTCTTTAAAACAGTACAAACTTTAATTCTATCATTATTTATTAAAATTACAAACTAGAAATAAAATCACTAAAGACTTTTAGTGATCTTTCTTCTAGATTGCGTCTAGTAGATTCAGAAATATATCTCTCATATTTAGCAATTTTTGCCTCTTTTAAGCGACCATTATCCCAAACCCACTCTTTTCCTTCCATAATTCCATTTACAAATGCATCTGGTGCGGAGGGATCTGCTACAATATCTGCAGCTGTTGCGAGCATAAAATCATCTCGCACATAATTAACGCCTTGTCTTTCTTCAAGTGATCCCATGCCACGAGAAGAAACTCCCAACTTAACACCTTCTCCAAGTAAAGACTTAGCGATACTGCCCATAGGAGTTGACAAAATTTGTGCTCTTCCAACAAAATTGGATCCTTCTGCTTGAAGTTTCACAATTTTATGTGACACTCTATCAAGATTAACTGTAGGACCATCTGGATGACCTAATTCACCGAGAGCACGTCCAGTCATAATATGCTCTTCGTTGTATCTACCAACTTCTCTTTCTAAAACAGAAAAAGGATAGACACGACCATTACGGTTTTTGATATCTGCTTGAAGGAAAACTCCTTCAATATACAGATTTTTTTTACCGTTTGATTCTTCTTCTAGAATTTGAATATCTTCGATACTCTCGGTGATTAGTTTCATTGATCTGATTCCTCTTCTGTTTCTGTTGATACTTCAGTTTCTTCCTCTTCTGGAGAATCAAAATATGTTGAAGCAACAGTTGATTTATACATGCTCAATGCGTCTGCTGCCTTAGCATATAAAACATCATTAATTTTATCAATTGCTTCGGATTTATTTCCATCTATGATGGAAGATACAATATCGATAGTGTCCATGTGATATAACCTTTGTAATTATTTAGTATTCTTGCTACTTGATGGTGGTGCTGGCGGCGGAGGATTTGCCGATAACTCTAAAGCTTTGGCATTCATTGTATTAGTGTGCACAGGATCAGACACCATTTTATTACTAATATCTGTCTTCATTTGTTTATCTATCTCAATATACTCAACTTCAGTTTGCATTAGTATTTGCTTTCTTACATACTCAATTGAATAATATTTGCCAACATATGGATCAATTTTTAACAATACATCAAGACGAGAATTCATTAATTCTGCTTGGCGTAACTCAACGAAATGATTGTCAAAAAGAAAATCATATTGAATGTTTTCTTCCATATCTTCCCAGTCTTCTGGGGTGAGAATACCTTTAAGAATTAATTGTGTCTTTAAAATATCATGTAAGATGTATGCAAACTTTTTACGAAGTCTTCCTACAAATTTTGCAAACTTTAATTCGTCTCTTAAAATTTCTGTAGTCTTTCCTAGATTGAATGATTTATTATCATCGGTTAATCTAGACGGAGGAAGATTAAGAGAGTTGTAAAGTTTTTTTCTAAAATATTCTACGTCTTTTAATTCGCCAAGATTTTGTCCACCAGGAAGAGTGGTAATTTCTGTGCCTCTACCACCTTCACGACGAGGAAGCCAAAAATCCTCAAGCATACTCATGTGCTTTTTGTCGTCGCGGATTTCTCCTGTCTGTGCATCATAAACTAATTTATTGCGATAACGATTCATTACCTCTCTGAGATATTGCTCTGCTTTAATCTTTGGAAGGTTACCTACATCAATATAAAAAATTCTTCTTTCTGGTGCTCTAGATAATCTGTAGATAACTAATGAATCCTCAATCATTCTCAATTGATTAAGTGATTTAATAGATTTATGCAGATAACTAAGATTCATTTTTTTGTTGAGATCCATTAATCCACAAGGAGCAAATGTAATCGCATCTGCTGCTAATCTAACTCCTCCTTGCATTGGATCTGGACCACCAGCAAAACTGATAAACCCTTTTGGATTGTAAAGATAATACTCAATAGTATCTCCATAATCATAGGCTAAAGCAGAAGGATTAGAATTTAATGTAGAAATTCTTTCTCTGTCCTTTTGCTCAATTCTTTGCTTTACTTTTTTAATCTTTAGAGGATCAATGAAACGTAATTCAACAATACCACCTTTTGGATTATTTAAATCAATTACTTTATGGTAATATGTCCTACCATCAATATACCAATTTCTAAACAATTCATGCGCTTTTTTGTCAAACTGCAACAACGATTTAATATAATTAAATTCTGTGCGAATTCTATTTTTAATACCTTCACTAACATCCAAGTTAGATAATTCTATTTGCACAGGAGATTCATCTTCATCACTATTAATTGCTTCATTAACAATTTCATCAATAGCTGTATCAACTTCTGGATGCAGAGACATATCTCTGTATCTACGGATGAGATCAAACTCATTTCTTGCTACGCCATCAATATCCACATAATGACCAAAATAACCACCAGCAATGGTGGCTACTCCATCATCAGCATTAGGAGGAATTGGCGATTGTCCTTTTGGTTTTTGATTTGGTCCGTTAATAGAAAAGCCAAACAACTGACTCATAGTTTAAATCTCACATAATAACTTCTAAGATATTTATATTATAATTTAGGGGTCTTTAATTTCAACGCCAGAAGGAGTACCAACACCAGCAGTTGATAAAGTTACACCACTATTTTCAACTGTCCAATATTGTACTTGGAATTCAACAGTAAAATCTTCAATCTGATCATTGCTATCATAAGCAAGATCAATTTGAGAAACGTTAGTTGGGAAGCAATACCATAACTTATACTGTCTCAATATAGAAGCGTTAGTTTGACCATCTCTTTCTAGTTGTTTTACTAGAAGGTGCGCGGTATATCCTGTGCTATCATTTGCTGGTTTGTGTCTATCTGCTCTGTTTCCATCATGTGAGTTAATTTCTGACATCCACTTTTCCATCGCGCTGCGAATAAGAAAGTTTCTATCATTAATAAAAGTTGCTGTCCAAGTATCAAATGTGCGATCTCCAGCAATTTTTACTGTTCTTCCTCTGTAAGGAACTTCAATAACACCTAAGTTTGATGCTGGGAGAGCAGCCGATTTACACAGCATGTTAGTCAATGCTGCATCAGCAGGGACAGATGCAAATGATGTTGGATATTGTACATCGACGACAAATAGATTTGGTTTTACGCCTTGATTTACTTTATTTAAAAAGCCTGATACACTACTGGAGTACATGGTGGTTACCTCGAAAAATGTTTATTAAAATTAAACTTGACCTGTGACTTCTGAGAAGCTTGCACCAGATCTCGTTGCAACAAATGTAATTGTAATAAAGTTAATTGATCTAGCTGGTTTAATATAAATTTCAGCAACAAATTCATTTCTATCGATAACATCTGCGGTATTATTGGTCTCGTCACAAACAACCAAATAATCTGTTACACCCGCTTTTGCTTTTACTTCAGTCATAAATGAATCTACAGTATTGAAGAAAGTAGATCTAGTTGTTGCATCGTTAAGCTCGAATAATACTCCTCTTGAAACTTGAAGTACTCTTTTTTCAATAGCAAGGAATAAACGACGCACGTTAATACGATCAAATGCACTGGGTGAAGCAAGAGCGGTTTTATCGCCAAAGAGCACAACACCTTGTCCAGGGAAAGAAGCAATGGGGTTGATTCTTTTTTGATAGAGTTTATCTCTATCGGTCTTTGTAGGAGTATATGCTAACTTGATTACATTTCTTAGATTTCCTCTGTTTAATCCAGCGGGAGAAAACCAATCTTCTAGATTTGCTGAAGTTTGTACACAAAGTCCAGCAACATCTCCGTTACATGGAATATAACGATAGGTATCGTTATATCTATCATAGATGTATTTGTATCCACTATCAAATACTGCATATGAGGTGCTCGATCCTACCGCTTGGAAGAATGCAATAATATTATCTCTTTGAGTATCTGAGTTTGTAGTTGCGGTTACATTTTTGTATGGCGAGATAAAAGCAATACAATCTTTTCTATAATTTGCTACTTCAATAACTTTTTGTGCTTTTGCTACAGTATCTGTTTGAGATCCTAAACTTCCCCCTGCCAAAACAAAATCAATGACGACGTTTTCTGCATCATGGAATTTGAGAAGAGCAGCTTCAATATTGGTGGTTGATCCAGTATAAGAATCAACACCGCCAGTAAAATCATCTGCAGCAGCGATTGATTCTACATGTATATTATAATCAAATGAAAGAGCACTGCCAGTATTAGCTAAAGGAGTAGCTGCAAAAATATAGGATGATCTTGTATTAATTACATCAACATAATAATTTGATCCGCCCTCTGAATTCTTAGCCAACAGAGATTTAGAAACAAACAAGAAAGTTTCTAGAATTGTATTGGGTGTACCTGTGATGCTTCCTGATTTATCAATGAGCGCAATGTGAATCTCATCATCAGCACCACCTGCAGCAGCTGCAGCAGCAGATGTGCCTGGTTTGCCTGCAATGGTATTCCACTTTGGTCCTGATGTGTAGAGAACCTCATTATCATAATCTCCAGCAGCTGCTTCAATACCGTCGATATAAGCAATCACTAGTGAGTTGCCCCAGGTACCTGCAGATTTGGCAGCAAAATTCCATGTATATGTTGATTTATTTGCTTCAAAATCTGAGACATCCTTGATCAATACTGCACTGCCAGTATTAACTGAATTTTTAAGTGCAGTATCTTCTACTCTTATTACTAAAAGTTGTCCACCATACGAGATAAATGTTGATGCCACATACCAATCTTCGAAATTGGCGTTATTTGGTTTACCAAATGTATCTACTAACTCTCTCTCACTAGCAATAGATGTAGGCACTCCAACTGGACCTTTTGCAAAAGATCCAACAAAAGCAGCAACGTTGGATTGTGTATTAACAATAGTAGAATTGGTTAGGTCTCTTTCTCTAAGAACGATTCCTGGGGAAACTTGTCCTGCCATGTTTGTCTCCGTATAGACGATTCATTTTTATCTAAAAGTATTTATGAAAATCTACTTTTTAGAAAGACCATAGATAGGAGACTTCTGTGTGTCTATCACCGTATTCATCAAGGTGCCAAGTATCACCACTTTCATCGGTAAAAATCCGATCTTCATCTTCTAATCCATCAAGAATAAAACCAAATGGCGCCATGTCTTGCTCAATTTGATTTTTCTGTTCGTCATAGATTCTTTTTCTGACATCATTGTCAGTCATTTCTTTGAAGTATGGTTGCATTGCTAACCATGCAAAAATAACTAAACACATTGCTAGATCATCGTTGTGTCCTTCATCCGCTTCAAACGATCCATTTTTTTCAATAAATGTTGTCAATTCTCCAATGATATCAAAATCAGTAATTAATAATTTATCATCTTCAATAAAAGTTTTTAAGTTTGCACATCCAACTTTCTTGACGGTTTTAGACATCTTAATGCCTAACTGAGTTTTAGTGCCAGAGAATCCTTGTCCCACAATTTGTCCTGCTCTACCTCGCATAGAGCACATGAGAACATTAGGATACTCTAAATCATAGTGTAAAATATCTGCAACTTGATCACCAATGTCATTGATCTCTGTCAACACATATGCTTTATTATAGTTAACTGCAACATCTCTAATAATGTTTGGAAAAAGCATTGGTTTAATTGTATTATTTCTATACTTACCGACAATGGTATACGGCACTTTAGTTATATCATATACAATAAAAGCAGAATAGTCATGTGACACTCCTCTGGAAACATCGGCGGTAATAATATAATCATGATCTTTTTCTGCTTTTTGGTATATTTGAAGACCTTTTAAATTATCTTGAATTGGGTCTTCATATACCATAGATCTTAATTTTGCTGCAGAAATTAAAGTATCTACAGATCCCAAGAAATTACATTCAAATTCTTGCTCAAACTGTCTAGCAGAAGTGTTGCGTATAGTTTCTTCTTTCCAATCTTGATCTCTTCCAGGCACTTGAGACCAATGTACTTCTAGAGGCACATAACCATTTTTACCACGCTCAGCATCATGCCAAAGTTTATAAAACATATTCATACCCTGTGGGGTAGAAATAATAATAACCTTTGTTGTTTTACCAGACGAAATAGTAGGATATACTGAGCTAAAGAATTGCTCTGCAATATGGTTTGGAATGAATGCAAATTCATCAAGAAAAATAATATTAAAAGAGTTACCTCTAACAGCGCTAGAAGAGGTTGAGGCAGCAATTATCTTTGATCCATTCTCTAACTCTAATGATCCTTTATTCCATGCTACAATCCCTTGCTGCATCCACTTAGGAAGGTTTTCATATGCGAGTTGTAATCTTGATAATAATTCTCTAGAAGTTTCTGCTTTATTAGCAAGAATAGCAATTCTTACGTTTGCATTAAATATTGCAAAATATAATAGATATCCAATAACTGTAGTAGATTTACCTGTTTGTCTTGGAAGTTTTGCAATATTAAATCTATTCTCGTGAAAGTTTTTAATTAGTTGCTCTTGAAAATCATACATATCAAAAGGCACAAGACCTTCATCAAGAGAAATAATTTTAATATATTTTTTTGCAAAATAAACAGGATTTTGCTCACAAAAAATCCATTCTTGTATTTGCTTTTGTGTAAAATTTATTTTGGTATTCGCTTTTTTTAAATTAGGATTACCAAGGTATAGTGCATCACTCACTTAATTTTCCCAAATCTCTTTCTAAACTCTTTAATGTATTTAACCTTTTTTTCCACCCGTCACCTTTTGTTGTTCCTTTTGCTGGGTTAATACATGTATCATCGCCTATTGTTTTGTTATCACAAACTAAACTAGCAAGCTCTGTCTCGTTGCCTTTCTTGGTAGTGCCAGACCAAAAATGCTGACCACCAATCCAGCAAGCCCCGCATTTAGGGCAAGTTTTTGTTTGCATATTCCTTACAGTAAGATTGAAGTATTACTATATATGACAAAAAAATGTTTGTCAAGTAACACTGTCAGCAATTCCAAGCTCTTAATGATTTAGATAAACGATCTTGTCCAGTGTTATTACTATCTTTTTGTCTTTTACGCATTCCTTTCATCCTAGCACAGAATGACGCCCTACGGGGATTTCCAACCTTTTTTGAAGGTGCCTTAAGGTCGCTTCCAGGATTCTCACGCTCGTAAGATTTTCTTCCCTTTTCATTTAAACCACCTTCGGAATTTTTACCCGATTTTTTAGTCCAAGCAGCCCCCTCAGCAACATACTCTTCAGTCTTACTAGTCATATAATCGGCAGCAGTATCAATGTAGTCGCAAGCAAGAGTGACTTTGGATTGAACCCAACCAGGAAGTTGCATCTTAGGGTCTTGCACTACACCACGTAGACGCTGCACTGCGTTATCAATCGTGTCTAGTTGACTCATAATCATTCCGCCTTCATCATCAATCTCTCTGCCCATGGCAACTGCTACATGATTTTCTGAAAGTGATTCTTTGAGTTGTTTAAAAGTTTTCATGATTGATACGAAACTGCTACAGCTCTTACATCATCATTTGATGCATAGATTTTTTGAGTAGGTAGTTTTCTGATTACTAAAGATTCACTTGGAGTCATACTAAAAGTTGCTACCGTTGTTGGTGATGCTTCTCCATCAGTGATGGTTATTAAATGTGTTTGATTGCCGCCAGCATCATGTACAAGACGAACTTCTACTGCTCCACCAACAGTAGTTGCTGTGCCTGATGTAGTTGGAAGTGCTACTTCCGTTCCTAAAATCTTTAATCTCATTATTACTTACCGTTTATTTTCTATTTATTCTTAGCAGCATCTTTAATCATCTTCTGAAGATCTGCAGTTGTGCCAATAAACATAGTATTATTGACAGTAGTTGGAGTTGATTTCTTATCTTCTTTACCGAGATTCTTCATTTTATGCTGAAGGTCTATCAGTTTGTCAGTCATGTCTGAGACCTGCTTCATAGCGTTCACAGCGACCTCATACGCCCTAGGGTGCCCAGACTCCTGTGCGACCTCTAACGCTCCCTGAACCGCTTCCTGACCCTGTGAGATGAGCCTGTATAACTCTCCTCTGGTATATTCATAATCTTTGTTGGCATCAACAGATACTTCACTATTTGCTTGCGTAATCATTTCAGTAGTTTTTTCTATAGGTGCTATATCAATCTCAAAGATTTCTTCCATATTTTTTTCAAACTCGTTCATAGTAGTGTAATGCCTTCATTGAATCCAAAGTCATCGTCTGGCATGAGTAAGCTATCATCTGTCGAATCAATAACTCCATCATTATTTAAATCAGTAATAGCTTCTGGAGTAACCTCATACTTGAGAAATCTGCGATGTTCATTAAAATCTCCAAGATTTTCAAACACAGTTGCTTTTTTAATGATTGCCGCATCACTAACAGGACCATACATATAAGTCTTGAGAGTAAAATCTAAAGTATACGTAATACTTCTTCTTTGCATCATGTCATCTTCATAATCATCTTCATATGAAATACCATTTAATATTACTGGTAAATCTTTTTTCTCTTCCATTTCTGGAATGAGCATAATAGTCACATTAAAAGATGGTTGAAAAAATGGCAGAATCTGTTCTAAAATCTGCAATGCGTCATCTTGGGTTTTTGAAAGTATTCCGAGTTCAAATCTGAGATTATATGGAACAGGCATATACTGAACCTTCACACTCTCACCAGTATCACTCAGTTTATATTTTTGTATGGGAGAAGTTTTTCTAGATGAATCATAAGTGATATCAGTCATCTCAAAAGAGATGCGAGGCATCGTAATACTTACTTTACGTTCTGTACTTGGATCTTGTTCTAGTCTGGCTAAGAACTTACTCTTAGGTCCATACGCAAGAGGAACTTTTTCTTGCCGAATAACATCACCTGTTTGTGGATCTTTTTTAACAATCTGAATATTATTAAAAAGGGTTCCAAAAGCTTTGACGTTTTTCTTTATGATTTCGTGATAATAATATTGTCCTAACATTAGAATACTCCCATATCTCCAAACTCACCAAATGGATTTCCTTCACTAAAGTCCAGAATCTCATCGGCTTTATCTTCGTAGTATTTATTCTGAGCATTATCGAAGTTATCGATATCAAAATCAATAGTTGAAAATGATTCAACTTCCCACGTAGAGTTACTATCTAGTCCTTCAAGTTCTACATTTTGTTGCAATACTCCATCGATATACGTTAAATCTAATTTTCTAGTTGGGGCATTCCAAGCGGCAACAGTCGCAGTTACGACTACAGATGAACCGCCTAAAGTATATGATTGTTGAACTTGCTCTCCAATAGCATAGTTGCCAACACCACCTGCTTTTAGATATACTGGAAAAACATAGTTTTCTTTTTTGTAATCATCAATGTCCTCATTACCTGTATCAAATAGATTATCCGCATTTTGTAGTAGTTCGCATGTCAAAGCAAAAATATAGTTTTTACCTAACTGATAAAATGGAACTTCTCTTTCTACAAACTTAATCTCATAAATGTTCTTCGTCATTGGAACATAAATTAAATCACCTTCATTTGGTCTTCCAGGCACAGATGTAGAACTCATTAAATCTGGTTTCAATGACCACTTTCTTTTTGATACAGCAAGTGTGATTTCATCAGATAACTTTAATCCAAACTTACTCATCGCAACTGCGCCAGAACCACCAAATCCTTCTACGTTGATTAACATCATTTCTATAAGATGAGCTTCTCTAAACTCGTTTAAAACGACATCATTCAAACTTCTATCAATCAACATAGTTTTTGGAATGTAAAATAAATCCATTCCAAACAGATGAATCTGTTCATCAACTAAATCCTGAACTAAACTTTGTTCGGTATTGACTCCACCGTATTGTGGAAAATAAACGCTCTTTGACATATTATCCTATTGCGTCTAGTGGTGGAAGTTCATAATCAGAAATCATTCTGCTTTCTAGCTCATCAATCTCTCTTAGTGCATCTTCGAAAAGTTCTCTTCCATTAATAGAAACACCGCCAGGAAGTTGAACGCCATTGAACTTGATTAAGTTTTGACCCCATTGTTTTTTAAACAATGCAGTTACATATCTTTTTAAAAACCAATCATTCCAAACTTTTGGTGCATCTGCTGGATTGAGAAGACGATGACATTCTACAATAAAGTAGTTATCTTGTTGCAATACTTTAGGATTGTAGTCAATAAAAAGTTTACCGTTTCTTTTTGTAAATCTGCATTGAATAATAGCACCACTGTTCAAAACCATATCGAGTGTTTCAAAATATTGTTTAAACATATAGTAGTTAACTAAATCAACATTACCTAAGGAGTAACCAGCGTTTAAAGAAAACATATCCATCAGGAAATACTGGTTTCCAAATCCAAAAAAGTCAGAACGTAGAGCAGTCATAGACAAAGAAAAAACTCTTTCGATACCAACGATATGATCTGGAAGTTCAATATAGTTGTTTCTTTCTTCCCACTCACTTCCGTCATCTGATGTATGAATGGTGTTTTCTTCTCTAAATCTTTCTAGTTCTGCCTCTGTAAACTTGTGCTTCAAATATAGTTTTTCCATGCCATCAAAATGACGCTCATTAAAATATTGTAGAGCATCATCAATCAAATCTTCTAGTTGATCATCATCAACATTTATTTCTAAAACTGGAGCACCTAGTTTTCTGAGGCAATATTGTTTTAGTTCTTCTCTGCTGGCTGGTTTAGCCATAAAAAAATACCTCTAGTTTCCTAGAGGTATTTATAAATCATGTTATTTATTTATCAACTCCAGTTACCCGCGATAATCGATGGGTTGGCAGCACCCATAGCTTGAATCTCAAAGTATGAGTTAATACGAGTAGTTACAGTTGCGTTGGCCGCATCGCTCTTGTTAAACTGAGGAGTTAATGTTCCACCAGTTGTTGCGTTTGATACAAAGTAACCTTCAAACCGTATGGCGCAATCCTGATTATTAGTTACATTTTGAGTAACTGCCGTTGATGTTTGAGCAGTTGTGTTCATAATCAAGGCGGCCGTTGATGAGGCTGAGTTTGCTCCAATAGCAGTGTAACGGAAGTTAGATGGCGTGTTTGTGAAAGTAAACAGTAAGTTCCAAGTACCAGATGTTGTGGTTGATTTAGATAGATAATAAACACCTCTAAATCTGTATAATGTATTTGCTCTGAGGGGAGCGGCATCCGCCGTAGTTGGACTGAATACGTTTCTAACAGTGTTAGTTGTGCCTGTTTGTGCAAAATCTGCAGCAGCTCTCAGGATATGTGGAGCGAGAATGATTCCTCTTCCACTTTCAGTAGTTGGGGTTGCATAGAATGCAATCTGGTTATATTCAAAACCACCTTGCAGTGCGGTTGTGAGTAGAGCAGCACCTGTTGGAGTAAACCTCATTGGAGCTAGTGTAGTGGTTCCAGATGGAAGAACCAAACTATTTCTTACTGAAGTAGTTCCAGATGTACCACCAAGAGTAATAGCAGTTGAAGAATTACCAATATCTAACTGAGCAATAGTTGGGAATACAAGACCAATACCAGTGGATCCACTGACATTAGTATCGATCATAATTTCTTCCGTTGCTAAAACTCCAGTACCATCTGCCAATGCTGGTTTTGAAGCAATATATTTGCCAGGAGCAAGAAGAACATTTTCGCTAACTGCAAATCTTCCAAGATCACCAAGACCATCATATGTAATAGTTTTATCAATAGTTCCTTTGATAGTTAAACCAGCACCCTGAATAGCAGAGTCTCCCGTAACATTACCAGCAGCAAGAGTAATATTAACATCTTCTACCACAAGTTCTGTAGTATTAACACTGGTAGTAGTACCACTAACCTGTAAACTTCCACCAATGATTGTATCGCCAGTAATATTAGTATTACCGTTTACAGTTAAGTTCCTGCTTAATAGCTCGGAACCAACCGTAACATCATCATTTGAGTTAATAAAGTTAGTATCTACATAGGTTTTAACTGCCTTTTGGGTAGGTACAAATGAATCACTAGTTTCACTACCACCTAAAGTACCATCTGCATCAAACTTATTAATTTCTACACCAACTTTAGTTCCATCTGGTAAAGCAAACTGTAAGTTTGATAAACCAGTTAGGTCAAAGGTTGAAGCATCAATAGTTGACTTACCAGTTGCTTGGTCAATCCTAAAGAACTGACCGACCTTAAAGTTTCCATCTTGATTGGTAGTTACATAATAAATTCTAGCAGGAGCAATAAAGTTAGTTTCCCTAGTTTCATCTGGTCGGACAAGTGGCTCATCTGGGAAGTTAGTGGTAGCAATACCACCAGTTCCAATCTCAAGCATGTCATGACCAGTTAGGCGAATCTGACTGTAGCGATAACGAATCCGTATCTCATTTCCACTTGCTTCGGGTATTAGTTTTACTGGGAAAAATGTGAGAATAGCAGTTCCTGGATTTGCCGAAGTCTTCAAATCAACTCGGAAAAACTCGTTATCAATCTTAATAAAATCTCCCTCAACAATAGTTTTTGTTGGTGAACCTTCTTGATCTGTAAATGAGAATACAGGTAAACCTCCATTACCAGTTAATGTACTGTAGGTTAAAACATTAGATAGATTATTTGCATCTTGACGAAGTGTAGTAACTGGAGTGTACTTAACTACAAATCTAACAACAGCATTTTGTGGGAAGTTGGGGGAATCTTGGTCTGCGTGCTCTTGTGCAATCGTACCTTCTTGACCTCTAGTAACAGTTACATAGCTATTAAATGCATCATCGGTAACCGTCGATGGTAGCATCAACTCATTTCCAACTAATAGATATAGAGTCGTTGATGCAGTATTGTAAGTTTGTAAAGCATTAGTTACTCTTTCTGGATTTAGAATATTGATGTTGGTTGCTGAAGTTGAAGTTAACAAATCTCCAGGATTATCAATAACTACTTGATTGTTGGCGCCAGTTAATAAACTGTAAAGAGAAATATCAGTTCCACCAACATGAGTCTCTGCTGCTACATTAACGCCATTTGGGAAAGTACCAGTTTTAGCGATTGGAATAGTAACAACACTGTTTTGTAAACTTGCTGTTCTAGTTACGTCAAGAGTTTTGAATGATGCAGATGGACCATCGCTATAATTTTCAATCTCTTGAACAACATAGTTGATATTATCACCACTGTTGGCAAAAGTTACAGCACTAGTAATCTTTGGTTTTTCTGGTAGATTAATAACAGCAAACTTAGCTCCTCTTGTTGCTCGGTTTGCAGCACTAGTACTATTGTCAGCAGCAGGATACTGACTATTTGCAATAACAGTTGATGCTGCTGGAATACTTACTGGAGGTGGATTGTTTGGATCTGCTCCAGTAATCTGAGCACATCTTTGTCCATCGCCAATAAATCCAGTAATAGGTTCAATGAGAACTTTAGTATAATCATTACCAGCAAGAACATAAAGAACTCTTGCTTTTCCTAATGCAGGTCTTACAGTACCACCTGAACCTAAAGAAGTAGCAGTTGTGGTCGAAGCAAACTGAACACCAGTAATAACACCCTGAGTTCCTACTACACCAGTAATAGTGAAAGTTCCGTTGAAAGCATTGTTTGATACACCACTGATAGTAATCTTTTTGCCAATCACGAAAGGATTGAATGGTTTAGTATTAAAAGAAACCGTAGCAGTTGTTCCATTACCAACAACGTCAGTAATACCAGTATCATTTGCAACTCCTTCGTTGGAAATAATAGAACCAACTTGGAAATCTCCATTCACTTTTCCTGACTGAGTAATGGTCCCTAATACTAAGTTACCATTAACAGTTGCTGTTTCTGCAGCAGTTGTTGCTGCATTGTAGAAGTTTAACTCAGTACCACGAATAGTTGCTTCTAAAGGAATTTCGGTTGGGTCAAATCCTCTAGCGGAACATCCGAAGTTACCCCATGAGTTGTTTCCTCCGAGTGAACGCATACGAGCGCCACCAGAGCAAGCGTAACCAATATGAGAATAATAAGTGAAGCAAGAAACAATCTCAGAGTTTCCGTTATCTTTACACCAAATAGCAACACCGTCTTCTGGGAATTGAGTTACGTTACCAAATAGTAAACTTTGGTGACCTGAAGCAAAGTGTGAAGGGTGATCTTTTCCTTCGTTAACCGAACCATCAACAATAGCACCTATACCTTTGTGACAATAAGATGCACAACTATAGATATAAGGACTCTTAATGATTGTTTGTGAAACGAGGAATGGATTGATTCTGAAGAACACAAATCCAACTTGGGATTTTGTAATATCTGCAAGTTGATCTGTAATCTGTTCTTCGATCGTTAATCCAGTGATATCTGGTTTGATAAAACCTGCATCTAAATCTGGGTTATTAAATACTAAATCTTTTAGCATTACACCTTCCGAAAGGAAGAATAATGTTGCTTTTGTGTTATCTAGATTTTCTACCGAAACTATATCTACTTGAGGAGCAGTACCTAAGTTAGTTCCATTTAGGAAAGTGTCAGTGTCAATGATAGGACCACCTGCGATTCTTTCAACATAAACCATTTTCTTTCTATTTGCTTCCCCAGAACCAACAGGAGTTGCGTCTGTATCAGCAAAGTGAAGAACTCTAGCAGTTCTTGTTGCGCCAGCAAGAGTATTTACCGTTAAAGTATCTCCTGGTTTTAATAAACAAGTAGAAGCAATGATTAGTTTTTGAATATGACTGACCCCAGGACCAGGCTCAATAATAGTTCCTCTACTGTCATCACCAACGACAGAGCAATAAGGTGGCACAGTGATGGGACACTGCTCGTCATAAACACCAGCTTTTACATAAATGGTTGCAGGATTCTGCTCATCGCATCCTTCTTGTGCGGCAATCTGTGTAGCATATTTTACAGTTCTAAACGATCTGCCGATAGAACCACCATAACCCTCAGAAAAATCATCTTCCCCATCTAGAGTTACGAAGTATACTTTTCTAGTCTTTGCATTTCCCCATCCAGGAATGCCATTTTCTGTGGCATACAAGATTTGACCAGGATTGCCGATTGGTAATCTTGCATTGGTAGCAGTTGCTCTATAAAGTAAATCACCTTTAACAGTAATAGTACTCTCTTCATCTCCGCGTGCAACAACTGCCCAGAACCCATCTGCGTCATTAGTTCCAGGGTCTCTTCCAGTGTTATTGTATGCAATACTAACATAAGTACTCGAAGCTGATGTTACAACATCATTCTTTTGATAAGTGGTCAGATTATCCCACTCATTTTTATATGAAAGACCTTCGGAAATCAAACTCCACTTGAGAGCACCATCTCCAGATTCTGAGGGAGCAACACCAGCAACACTAGTTAATAGTTTTACAAAAGTATTACCACCATATCTTACAACATCTCCAGGAACATAAATGGTTGCTGAATTGTAGATACCCTTGGCATCAAAACCGACACTGATTACTTCCCAATCAGTGTTTACATAGTTGTTTGGTTGTTTGTTTATATTAATAGTTTTTGCGGTGTATGAATAACCACCAAAGAGAACAATATCTCCTGGTTGATATTCTACGTCATTGCTCCAACTATCTTCAAACTTAACTGCTTCTAAAAATATACTAAACTTAGTAATATCAAATGCTGTTGTCGAAGTGTGACCAATATTACAGAGATAAATATTATTTCCGTATTTTACTAAATCGTTGACTTTATACCAAGTAGTTGCTTGCCAAGTTCCTTTATTTTCATTTCCATAAAGAAACAGATCCCAGTTACCAGCAAAGTTGGTTAGGTAAAAAAGATTCTCGTTAGAAGGGGAAGTATGATTATCTTTACAGATATAAATGTTGCCACCATACCTCACAAGATCCTGACTTGCGTAGAAGGTATTTGGAGTCCACGCACCAGCGTTTCTGACACCAGGAACATAGAGTTCCCATTTTGCCGCTGGACTTGCGTTAAGATCTGTATCTTCCCATGCTTCCTGGCTAGCAGCGGAAGTGTGATTGACAACACAGACATAGGTGTTGCCTTTGAAGGAGATGATATCGTCCAGTACATAAGCACGGTTTGGTTGCCATGCTCCAGTCCAGTTGAACTTTAATCTACCTAGTCTAAATTCAGCCATTTTTAGTACTTCCTGTTGTTATTGTGGTCCTTGTGAATAATCGTGGTTTCCAAACTTAGCAACCAAATATCCTTCATTGTCAATATAATATGAAATTTTTCTCGCATCAAATCTATACTGTTGATATTTATCAGATGGTGAGTTTGAATATGTTTTTACTAGTTCGCTTACTTCTAAGTATAAATCAGATTGGGAGTTTTCTTCCTTGATCAAAGATGACGAAACAATGATTTGATCTTTTAAAGCAAAATCATTACCACCATTCACTATTTCTATATTGTTAATAACACCTTCAGCATCTCTAGTAATATTTAAAGATAAATTTTTTCCTGTATTGTTAGATACTAAACTATTTACTGAATATGTTTCATTTGCCTCTGAAGCAACTTTAGTTCCACCCGCCAATAAGTTTAATCTCAAAATAGGAGATCTAGCATCTACGTTATCTATGCCATCTAATAAATCCGACAACTGTGTATTTTCTTCGTTGAAAACATCAATAGTTCCAGGATCAGTTGGTCTTAGGGTGTTGTAATACAACATGCCTTCAGAATCTCTTCTTAAAGCATGAAAGTACCAACTAGTAGTAGTTCTAATAACTGAACTAATGTTACCACTACCACCTCCAAAACTAGAGCTAGAACCAGATAAATCACTACTTAAATATAGTGCCATTTATTTTCTCCTTACTTTGAGAATACTCTCCAAAATACTCCATCCCAAACAACTCTAACGATTACGTTAGAAACATCGAATATATATTCGACATCTTCAATGTTTGCTGCGTTAATAAATTTTGATGTGTTATCTCCTAATATTAATCTAACGAAGTTTATTCCCCACATACCCTTAGCATCAATAAACTCAATACCTTCTCCTTTTTCAACTTTATATAATCCTGTCGATAAATCTATTTCTGTTGTATCAGGTAAAGTTATTTCAATAGTATTATTTGAAGAATCAACTAAATATAGACCTTGAGATTCTGCAACAAAATTGGCAGTTTTGGGAACAAATCTAGGTAGACCATTGAATGTATCTGCCCACGTCATTCCATTTCCTGTTGCTTTCAAAATCTGTCCTTCGGTTCCATAAGAACCATTAACAGTCATTGTCCCTAGAACAACAAAATCATCAAGTGTTTTATTAGTAAGAGTATCTACAGTATTCTTAGCAACCAATGTATCAGTGACACTTGGTATAGTAATAGTAGATGTTCCTGCACCTGATGCTACTAACTGATTCCCATTTAACTTTAATGTATTAGAATCGGCAGTATCAAACGTGAGATTTTTTGCTTTTCTGTCTACGCTGATTACTTCAGTGTTAATAATGGATAAACCATTCTTAACAGAAAAGTTTTTGTTTTCTAGTGCCATGAAGGTTCACTCTCCCCCCCATAATGTTTCATAGATATTTATAAAAAAAATCCCCCCATAAGGAGGGACTCGGAAAATGTAAGTAAATATCAAGCAACGAATGTACCGATGCTTCCCGCTGGTAGTCTTCTAACAACGTAGAAACTTCCTCTTTGAAGTGTAATACCGTTAGCGGAGGATGTTACACGAAGACGAATGTTTCCTGCTGTTGATGCGTTTGCTTGGAAGTATGCTCTAACTACATGGTAATGGTTGCCAATTGCCATTGATGCAGATGCTGGAAGAGCAAGAGATCCAGCTGCACCAGTATTAACGTGTAAACCAGCTGTTCCTGAAGTTAGTAAACCATTGCCACTCAATGCAGCATACTGCCAGTTCTGTGTACTTACTAGTGTGTATGTGTGAGTACCAGCAGTTGTTGCGCGAGTCCAGTACATGTGATATTCAATCTCATAATAAGCACCAGCGAGAGTAGAATAGGCACTGTTTGCAGCATAAACATCAGTAATAGAAGTACCAGTAATAGAACTTTGGTTTGCTGTTACTTGGTAACGTGCTAGTGCTTCTACATATTTTTTACCGTTTGTGGTATCAGCATTTGTTAAGAAAAACTGAGTACCATTATATTCAAAAGCACCAGCTGTTGTAGTAGAAAGTTCTGAACCTGCAGTAAAATGAATAGGTGCTTTTGTTGTTGTACCAGCGAGGGGCTTTAAAGCATTTGATAAAACAATATCACCAGTGCCAGCAGCACCGATACGAAGATCTACGTTTGTTTCACCGATTGATTGAATAAGAGGACCAGTAACTCCAGTTGCAGCGTTGGTGATCTTTACTTCGTTTACCGCGTCAGCAACAACGCCAAACTCAATCAACTCATTGCCATTACTATCAGCAATAAAACCATCATTGACAAACCTAGGTGCTGTTAAAGTTTTATTTGTTAGTGTTTGTGTTCCATCAATAGAAACAATATCACCTGCGTTTGTTCCGCCAATAGTTTTTCCAAACACTGTAGTACCAGTGAGGACAGTAGTTGATCCGATGATTAATGACTTGCCAGATGCAAGAGCAATACTTTCGGTGCAGTCAAATCTCGTATCAGTATTATTGTATTTGATACTGATGCCAGTAGTACCTAGAGTAAAACCACCAGTATCTACTCCTGCAGAAGTTGTCAATCCATCACCCAAAACAATCAAAGGATCGTTGAATGTGACTGTGGTTGAATCAATAGTAGTAGTAGTTCCAAGAACTTCTAGGTTACCTTTGATTTGAACCGTGCCAGTATCATCTCCAACAACAGCTGGGTCAATAACTAGAGTAGATGGACCATGAATCTGAACTCCATCTCCAAGAATGAGGGTACTGTTGACAGTACCGTTAATAGTAACAGTATCAGCAGTATCGCTACCGAGAATGACGTTTCCATTTGCATCCAGTGCTGTAAATGCACCAGTACCTCTGGTAGTAGCACCAACGGAAGCGTTATTAATCGTTCCACCAGAAATAGTCGGGGAGGTGAGCGTTTTATTTGTGAGTGTTTGTGTAGCGGTCCTACCTACCATCTCCTGCCCACCAGCAGTCACACCGTCGTGTACTACGACAACCTTTTTATCAGTATCAACGGTTACCTCAGCAAGAGCACCTGTGAAGGTGCTGTGCTGGGTTGTAGTACCCCTTCTAAATTGTACTTCTTTAGTCATTGTTTCCTATCTCTTTATTAGATATTTATGATTATGCTTGTGATTCAGACCAAGTGATCCTAGATGATAGGGAGAACGGTGAGTTAACAGTAATACCAGAAGTGTTCAATGGCGCGATAGCAACCGTTAGAACGTCAGGTCCGTCAGGGAATACACCATCTCCACCTAGGATTGAGTTACCTAGTGATAGTAGGTTATCAATAGACTGATTGAATACGTTTGCCAACTTCTTACCGCTAGCTTCTGTAGATCCGCCAGTAGCACGGAAGGTAAACACAATAGTACCACCAGTTACAGTATCATCATTAACGTGAGAAATAAACTGACACAGAGAAGGTCTACCGATGTTCTGCCAGTTATACTGGTTTAGAGAACCATTCAGAATCAAACGAATCTCAACGTCGTGCGTTGTGAGTAGACCTACAGTTTGTAAATCCAACTGCATTCGGTTGATAATATCACGGACACCAGTTAGACCAACAAGACCACTATCAACAGAAGGCGCAAGACGAATCGAAAGTAGTGGAATCAATGGTGGGATTGGAGTATCAGTACCAACGGTATGCTGAACACTGCCATAAGATGTTGAAGCAGGAATGAATCCAGTGGTTCCAGGTGGGTTGGTTGTTTGTGAAGCAGCATCAGCAGTGAAGAAGAAGTCAATAGATGCTTTACCGCTACCAGCATTCAGAACACGATATACTCTTGCCTGACCACCAGCAGTTGCAGTTACTGAGTTAATGGCAGTTGCTTTGATTTGAGTACCGAACGAAATAGATCCAATAGCAGCAAAACCAGAAGCGTCAGTGGTGAATCTATGAATCAGTTTATTGCCATAACCAGGAATGTTAGTAAGAGTTACTGCAAATCTGAAGTTATGGCGGAAGAACTGAGCGGCGTTTCCTGTACTGGTGATATCAATAACACTACCACTTTTAGTTGCGGATAGTTGGAAGTCATTCGTTTGTGGTGAGATTACAAAGTAGTACGCACCATTAGTTAATCCGTTAATGCCAGCACCACCACCGTTTTGATATTGAACCAACGAGTTTGCAGCAAATCCATGGTTTGCCAGAGTGATTCTGTTTGTTACAACATTAACTGATGCAGTACCAATCGTTGTTGTGTTTGTAAACGTAGTTGGAATCGTACTTGTAGAACCATCAGTATTTACATATAAGTAGTTGCCAGTAGTATCACCGTTAGTTGTCGTTGAGCTACCAGAGAACGAAAGGAGTGAGGACGAACCAGTGAAGAGGTATGAACCGTCATCTTCATACTTACCATCCATAGCAACCGTAGTACCCCAGTGTGCTAGTGAAGGAGCAAACTGTGGAGTTCCTGTGTTAACAATCTCATAACGAGCAGGTAAGTTACCAGAACGTAGATACGCTTCATACTCTTTGTTGTTGTGCTTGAACTCGTGAACATACTTAACATGACCATCTTGGTCCTTGAATCCAAAGCGAATCTTACCTGCACCGTACCAAGAGTAATCAATATAGGTCATCTGAATCCTGCCAATATCCAATACATAACCAGATGGACCTGTTCCATCACATTTATCAATACTAAACTCATTTTGTGGAACTTTGACATCAATAGTTTTGGTAATAACTGCACGAGATGTAGTTACTCCCTTATATGAAGGCGAAACATACATTGTAGTATTAGATGCGATACTAGTAATCTTGTATGATTGACCGCGAATAACAACATAGTCACCAGGAGAAAGTTGTTCTACGAAACGAGTTCCGTTTCCAATGATAACAGAGCTATTCCTAGTTGCGTTGATTGTACCAGCAACCTGCTGAGTGCTGTTTCTTCTCACAGCATACAGAGTGGTTCCATCATACTCCCAGAACATACCATTTTGGAAGTCATTCATACCACAGCGAATAGCAGCACCATTCCAGTTTCTAACCTGTAGTTTGGGGAATCCGTTTGCAGATGCGTCATCTGGTTCTCCCGCCATCACATAAGTAAATGTGGTACTAGAAAGAACAGATTGAACAGAAAAAGATCCATTGTAGTGATTCACACCAGAAGTAACTTCAGCTTCTTCAACAATAAATGTCTTAGTAGGAATAAGACCATGTGGAAGTAGAGTAGACACTGTAGCAACATTACCAGATGCAGTGATTGACTGAATCTCAATAGATGGATTGAAGTTAATCGCAAACTGACAGACAAGACCTTTACCTGACTGATAACGGAAGTATCTACGAGTCTGACGAACGATCTGAGAGTCAGCACCATAACCAGCATTGATTTCAACACCACCGTCAAATGGTCTATGTAGACTGTAGCAACCAGGACGTACATACAGACCAGAAGGAATCAGATATGCTAGATTTGAAGAAGTTGTTGAAGCTGCTGTCGCAATCGTAAGTGATAAGTTGTCCTTGATTGCGATGATCTCTGATTGAAGAACTGATCCATTTCCTAGGTTGATTATGATGGTATCGCCAACACGGAATGTGGAAAGGAATGTAGTTCCAGCACCAGTTATAGTTGAAAGACCACTTGATACAGCAACTGTTCCAGTTCCAACAACTTCGCCAACAACACTGAATGATGTAAAAACGTGTGAAGTTCCAGAACCAGCATTAGTAATATCTCTGACGTTTCCAGCTAGTGCATCAACATAAGTATCCGCAAGTTTGAATGTATCTTTATCAGTACGAATAACAAAATAAGTTGCATTATTTGTTAAACCGCCAATGCTTGTATTACCGTTATTGCTATACTCAACAGCAGTACCAGTAGCAAAACGGTGGTTTGTGATTGTGAACAGGTCAGTAGTTGTGTTAAGCTGAGTTGTTGGGTTTACGCTTCGTTGAATCTTTGGAACTTGCGACGATACAGAGAAGCTATATTCAGTTGGAGAAATAACATTGCTAATATCATATGCACCATCAAATGAACCAGCAGTCTGAACATTAAAGGACTGTGTTCCTGTACCAGCAGATGATAAGTTAACTCTTACGCCATTTGGTTCTGAAGCAAGAGTAAATCTATCAAGTCCAATAACTTCTTTGACATAATATGTCTGTAAGTCAGTAAGACCGCCAATCGTTGTGTTACCTCCATCATCATAGACAAGTTCTGTTCCAGGAGTTAATCCGTGGTTTACTTTCAAAATAGTATCGGCAGTTGAATTGGAAACAGTTTCAGTGAAGACATGAGCAGAACCAGAACCAAAACTTTCCAAATCTATACGCGAACCAGCTGCAGTCTGCTTAAGACCAAACTTCAATGGCGTACTAAGCTCAACAAAATATCCTTTTGTTGCCGTTCCGAAAGCAGTTGCTGATCCTGGGTTTGCTGTGCTGTTAACAGTGAATGAAGTACTTCCGTTTGTGCTAGCAATCGTCCAACTACCGTTATAAGCAGAAGGAGTTACATTATTGATTACAACACCATCTCCTGCAGCCCATGTAGTTGAAGATGTAGTTACTGTAAATGTAGTAGAATTTGATGTAATAGCAGAGACTGATATTGCAGCATTCTGAGTTAGACCAGCAATACTTGTTCCCCCACCATTTGAATAGGTAACGATGTCGTTATCTGAGAATCCGTGTGCAGATGGGAAGTTGATAAGGTTTCTTCCAGTATATTCTTGGTATGGTAAGAATGCATGAATACCCTTAGTCTGAGCAAACACATGAGTGTTTGCTGCAGTAGCGCCAAAGTTAGTGAGATTAATCTTAACGCCACCTGAAGTTGTAGATAGTGAATATCTGTTTACATCGTAGACTCTTGCGTAATAATCTGTGCCAGATGTTAAACCACTGATAGCAGTAGAACCGTGGGAATCATAACGTACTACATCATTATTTGAATATCCGTGATTAGGTTGGAAGATAGACCAAGCGGTTTCTAATGAACGATAAGGAACTAGAAGGTGAATCTGTTGACCAGTAGAAAATGAGTACGCAGCAGAGAAATTGAATGCTGTACCACCTCTTGTAGTAGAAAGAGTCATTGTGGTTGCAGATGGATATGATCTACTGAAGAAAGTATTTGTAAGACTAATATTTTGACCCGTAATAACTCCAGTACCAAATCCAGCACCAGCAGCAGCACTGATCGTATAAGTACCAGCACCACCAGTACCAGTTCCAAATGCAGTGATAAATGCGCCGTTTGGAATACCAGGACCAGCAACTGCCGAACCAATTTCAAGTGATCCTGTAATAGCAGTTGGTGAGGCAGAAACGGTAATAGTAGCACTGGCATTAGTTGTGGCAACAGTACCAATAAATGTGCTACCATTAGTAGTCCATTCAGATGCTGCCCATGAGTTACCAGAAGAACCAACGCCACTAATAGCACTTTGGAAAACGTTTCCTGCTGAAGAAAGGTTGTTTAGAGCAGGACCATTGAAGTATACAAACTTTTGGTCAGTTGTTCCATTGATCGCAAAACCTCTACCAGCATTGTTATTATTGACATCAGCAGCTTGCATGGTAATCGTTGCACTGTTATTAGCAACGGTGCTGATTACCATACCAGCAATCAGCAAGAATCCAGGACCAGAAAATCCTGTTAGAGTCTGTGCTGTAGTGCTGTTTTGTGCCAGTACTAGAGCTGGAGTAGATGCTGAAGCTCCAGAAGGACCAGTTGTTCTGATAGCATATGCTCTACCACCAATCAAACCAGAAGGAAGAGTTGTTCCAGGAAGAGGAATAACAGCAACACCTTGAGCATCTGTGAATGGTTGTGTGTTTGCACCAAAGTTAATCAAGTTACCCGAGATCATATTCGGAGTAACAAGAGCAATACCACTAGAACCAGTAGTATCATATGTTTCTCCTTTGCGCGATGTAGCTCCAAGTGGAGTTACTGCTAGTGAGTCTACGGAATATTGTAGGTTACCTGTAATCGTTGTTGCGGCGGAAACAGTCTGTGAAGCACTTACGGTATAAGTTCCAATACCACCAGTACCAGTACCAAGGGCAGTGATTCTAGTACCAACAGTTACACCAGTACCAGAAATAACACTGCCGATTCTTAAACGACCATCAGTTACAGCTGAAATGGTTAAAGTAGTGGTAGAAATAGTACCAGTTCCACTGAAAGAACCTGCTTCTTTTCTTAGTGAGTTTAAGGCAAGAAGTGGTCCTTCTGTAATATTGTATGTGCCAGTTGACGCAGTATTTGTGGTCCAATCAACAGTAGAACCAGCAGTAATAAAATATGTACTAGATAAGTTTGCTGTGTCAGCAGTATACCATTCCCCAATAGTTCCAACTGCATCGGCAGGACCAGATACAGAAGAAGCGCCTGAGTAAGAAGTTGATTGAATAAGAGATGGGGATTGATCACCTCTATAGTAAACAAATTTTTGTGTTGCTGCCCACCCAGGAGACTCGTAGAACTTAAAGTTATCTGTTGAAGGATTAATAGATCTTACGCCATATGCCTTGACAATAAGGAACTGACCAGAACCTACACTAGTAATATCAACTGCTGACGTTGAACCCCAATATCTTGTTAGGTAGAAAACGTTTGCATCAACAGTTCTGAGAACATATGCTCTACCACCAGTTAATCCGTCAGGGATTGAAGCACCAGCAGCAGGGAAAATAACTACAGCTGTATCATCAGTAAATCCGTGAGCATTTAATGTGATATTATTTGTTGAAATATCAATAGAATCGTTAGTAATAGTTCTGCTATTTGCGATACCAGAAACACCTTGCTTATCCCAAATAGTTACATTATATCCATCTAAAGTTCCAGCGGACTGAGTTCCAGTTGGATCGAATGTTGCGGTGCTTGTTAAAGTATCGGCAACATCTACTAAAGTAGAATCAAACGAAATGTTTGTAAGAGCAATCGTATTAGTTAGATAAAATGAAGCACCAGAAACAAACCCAGATGGGAATGGGGTTTCAATCGTAATCGTTGATGGGGTTGCAGCATCTGTAATGATTTTTTTATATGATACTGATGCACTCTGATAAAACTGCCCAGGAACAATAGTAGTATAACTACCAAAAACAGATCCAGTAAAAGTTGCTTCTTCTCTAGCGATAAAAGTGAATCTATCGGAGTCTAATACCGATCTAATAATATAACTACCTTCAAGTGTAGTTACACTAAGACCACGGACATCAATGGGAGTTCCTGTCGAGAGACCATGAGAAGGTGCAGTTACAATCAATGTATCATTATCTGCAGTTACGGTTACGTTTGTAACCGCAAGAGGAGTATCTCCACTTCTGCTGAAAAACGATGGGATATTATTGAGCATCTCAAGAGTTTCCCACTTAGTTGACTGAAGACCATATTCAAAGTCAGTATCAATCAAAGTCTGAGCTTCTGAGATTCTAAACTTAGATACTGGGTCAGTATATGCCTCGTCTGGTTCAAACTTAACTGCATCCTCTTCAATGAAGATTTGAAGACTATCCGTAGCACTCATTTCAGAACAATTTTTTGCCAAGACAAGAGTTGTCTGTTCGGTAACAGAATCAAATGTTACGGAACTCGCACCTAAGGTTGGTTCTGCAAAGTTGTAAATGAGAATATTTTCTGATACATTAGTAATCAGAAGTAATCTTCTTAGATGAATATTGCCATCAATAACTACCGTATTAGTTGATGGGGAAAAGGTGTAACTATGTACTAAGCGTTTTGCCATTTTTTTATGTCTCTCTTAATATTACTAGATTAACCACCTAGGGCGATTGATAGGGCTACTGCTGTGCTCTGTTTGGCAACTTCAAATCCACCTTGAGTTGTACCATCATGCATGATTACTGATTTTTTATCAGTATCAAATGTAATTTCCGCTTCAGCACCAGTAAATACATTATGTTCAGCGGTCGTTCCTCTTCTTAGTTTGACTCTGGTAGTCATGGAATTCCCTATCCGAATGCTTTCTTTTCTTATTTATAAGATTAGATAATGGAGACGTAAGTTCTGGGTGGGCGATATGGATTATTGACAGTTGCACTTGAACCAGAAATAACAAATGCTGTTGTTTGTGTGTCTGGATTTCTACTAATAGATTCTGCCACACCATTAAATGTGAATAATGTTCCGTTCCCGAGAACAATATTTGTCTTGGTGGTAACTGCAGAACCACTAATAGTTGCAAAAATATTACTGTCAACAACATTTGTGGTTGCTTCTGCCGAACCTCCAACACCAAATAGAGAACCAGAAGCAACAAATACTTCACTAATAGATTCTACACTAGCACCTGATATAGTAGCTGTTCCTCTACCTCTATATCCACTAGGCACATATTCTTCGTTTGCAGTTCCAGATAGTTGGATATCCGTCTCACCTAAGTAAATATTTGTGGAAGAAATATCAGAAATACCATTAAATGTTAGTGAACCACTTCCCTCATACGATTCAGTATTTCTTTCTTCAATAAATCCAGTAATTGAAATATCAGTAAATCCTTCATATGATTCTGTATTTCTTTCAACTGCTGCTCCATTATAAGCAAACAGAACAATACTTTCTGGTGGATTTACGCCTATAGATTCTGAAGCACCGTAGAATGTAAACAGAGATCCAGAAGCAATAACAATATTTGTTTCTGAAACATTTACAGAACCAGATGTAGTTAAAGTTCCAGCACCTACATATGATTCTGTATTCTTTTCTGTTGAAGAAACATCAATATTGATATTTCCAACACCACTATAAGACTCGGTGTTTTTCTCTGTAGCCGCGCCAGTGTATGTAAATAACTGAGTGTTCTCTGGTGGGTTAGCACCAAAGACTTCTGCTGCACCAGATACACTGGAAAGTGATCCAAAACCAGTATATATTCTTGAAGATGATTCATCAGAATCGATCTCAACATAGATTATTTCTTCGCCATAGTATACTTCAGTATTTCTTTCTGTTGCAGCGCCAACAAAGTTATAGAGAACAGTATCTTCGGGTGGATTGACACCAAAGGATTCTGCTGCTCCGTTTATTGCAAATACAGAACCAGAACCAAAATATGATTTGAATATTGGAGCATATACATCACCAGAAGCAGTTAGTGTTCCACTACCATCATATGTTTCTGTATTTCTTTCATGAGAGAATCCAGTGATTTCAAATAGTTGTGTATTTTCTGGTGTTTGAGCAGAGAAACTTTCGGCAGCGAAACCAACAAATGTAAACAGAACAGTATTTTCTTCTGGATTTACAGTTATACTTTCTGCCGCTCCAGTATAGGAGAATAGTTGACCGATACCAACATAAGACTCGGTGTTCTTCTCAACTGCTGTGCCAGTTACAGTTGCTTCACCAGTTGCGAAGTGTGCTTCTGTATTTCTCTCAACTGCAAAGCCAAGAATAGTGAAGAGAGAAGTATCTTCTGGTGAGTTAGCACCAAACGACTCGGCAGAACCAGATGTAGTAAATAGATTTCCAGATGCAATATATACTGGTGCAAAAGATTCGAGTCCAACGCCAGATGCAGTGAAAGTGCCAGTACCGTTGTATACTTCAGTGTTTTTCTCAACTGCAGTTCCTGCGACAGTTGTAGTTCCAGTACCGAAGTGTGCTTCGGTATTTCTCTCAACAGAGAATCCAGTGATTTTGAAGAGTTGAGTATTCTCTGGGGTTTGAGCAATGAATCTTTCTGTGCCAGCACCAGCGAATGTAAAGAGAACAGTATTCTCTGGTTTCTGAGCACTGTATGCTTCTGCAGCACCAGATAAAGCGTTGAGAATACCAGTTCCGACATAGGATTCTGTATTCTTCTCAACTGCAGTTCCTGTAAGAGTCTCGGTGCCAGTGCCAACATAAGACTCAGTGTTTCTTTCAACTGCAGCTCCAGCATAAGTGAAGAGAACAATATTCTCTGGTGGGTTAGCACCAAAGACTTCAGCCGCACCAGATGTAGTGAATAGATTACCAGAACCATTGAATATTTCGGTGTTCTTCTCAACTGCTGCACCGCCGAGAGTCTCAGTACCAACACCAACGTAGGACTCAGTGTTCTTCTCAATCTTAGTTCCACTGAGAGTCGTTGTGCCAGTTCCAACCCACTTCTCGGTGTTCTTCTCAACGCCAGCGCCAACGAATGTGTAGAGAACTGTACCTTTTTCTGGGTTGACGGTAAAGCTTTCTGCAAGACCATTGAACGAGAATAGTTCTCCAGTACCAAGGAATGCTTCGGTATTCTTCTCAATACCAACACCAGTAGCAGTTGCAGTGCCAGTACCAACGTAAGACTCGGTATTTCTTTCAACCGAAGATACCGAAACAACGTACTTTCCATCACCAGAAACAACAGCAGTGTAAACCGTGATGAATTTAGTTTCAGCAACTCCATCAAACGAAGCAGAAACTACAGTTCCGATGTATACCTCAGTGTTCTTCTCAACACCAGCTCCAGTGAGAGCAGTGGAACCAGTGCCGACAAATACCTCAGTGTTCTTCTCAATACCAGCTCCAGTGAGAGCAGTAGATCCAACGCCAACGTAAGACTCTGTGTTCTTCTCTGTGATAGAACCAGTTACAGCAAATAGTTGTGTGCCTTCTGGTGGGTTGAAACGAACTCTTTCTGCAGATCCACCAACAGTGAACAGAGAACCGACGCCAATATAAACTTTTGTGTTATTCGCTAATCCAACGCCACTTAGAGTTGAAGTTCCCGTACCAACATATACTTCAGTGTTCTTCTCAACGGAAGTGATGTCAATAGATACAGATCCAATACCGACATAATCCTCAGTGTTCTTCTCAACAGAAGTAACGTTGATGCTGAACTGAGCAAAGTCTTCTGGTGGATTAGCAGTGAACTTCTCAACTGAATATCCAGCGATATTAAAGATCTGAGTTGATGGTGGTACATCAACAATGAATGCCTCAGCAGCACCAGATGTAGTGAATAGATTACCAGAACCATTGAATATTTCGGTGTTCTTCTCAATACCAACACCGCTAGCAGTTGCGGTGCCAGTACCAACGTAAGACTCAGTGTTCTTCTCAACTCCAGCACCAGCGTAGATGAAGAGTAGAGTGGATTCAACTGGGTTAGCACCGAATACTTCGCTATGTCCTCCAGTTGTAAATAGATTGCCAACACCAATATATCTTTCTGTATTATTCTCAAGTCCAACACCAGTAAGCGAAGCAGTACCAGTTCCGTTGAACGCCTCAGTGTTTCTTTCAAGTGCAGTGTCGCTAAGAGTGAGAGTACCAGATCCATAGTATGCTGTAGATGTGGTAACATATACAGCACCAGAAATATCAACAAGACCCGTTGCAGAAATAATAGTCTCTTCAAATGTTATCTTGCCATAATCAAAGATTCCACCGATTTCGCCAATAGTGATGGTACTGTAGTCAATATCAGCAGTTGGTGTTTCAGTGATAAATCCGTAATCAACTTCATTAAATCCGATGATAACATCAGAACCATATACATATACTCTTGCCTCAGATCCGCCACCAATATTGAACAATCCACCAGAACCTTCGTAAGTCTTAACTAAATCTTCACCCGCATCACCAGTCAGCGAAGTTGTGCCAGTTCCATTGAATGCATTAACTTCAATATATGAAGCAGCGCCAGAAGTAAATAATGTTATATAATCAACGTATGGATAGTATCCAATGAAGAAGATAGATCCACCAATATTGAACAATCCACCAGAACCTTCGTAAGTCTTAACTAAATCTTCACCCGCATCACCAGTCAGATCAGATTGTCCTACACCAACATAAGACTCGGTATTCTTCTCCGTAGCAGTGCCAGTGTAGCTAAAGATCTGGGTGTTCTCTAGTGGGTTAGCACCAAAGACTTCTGCTGCACCAGATACTGCAAATAGATTACCGACACCAAACTCTCTAGGAGCAGAACGAACAATAGATGTTGGAATGATCTCAATATAACTTCTTGCAGTTGCACCCCAATCATCAAACGAATCCGCAGCAACGGAAATCAATCCATAATCTTCTGTGGATACAGTGGCATCCTTAATAAGATTTCTATACTCATTAAGAACTTCTGGTATCTCAACAGTATAGTCAAATGTTACTTTTTCGTCAGAATCAACGAAGGTGAATGCATTACCAGTACCAACATAAGACTCAGTATTTCTTTCAACTGAATCAACATCAATACTAATCGCAACTGTATTATCGGGCGTCTGTGCAGTGAAGCTTTCGGTTGCAAAGTTGCCGAAGGTGTACTGAGCAAAGTCTTCGGGTGGGTTTGCTCTAAACTTCTCAACAGCAGTACCAGAAGTAGTAAATGCTTGTGTAGATTCTGGTGGGTTAGCACCAAATGCTTCAGCAGCACCAGATAGAGCAGCAATAGATCCTGTGCCCGTATAAGACTCAGTATTTCTTTCAACTGAATCAACATCAATACTAATCGCAACTGTATTATCGGGCGTCTGTGCAGTGAAGCTTTCGGTTGCAAAGTTGCCGAAGGTGTACTGAGCAAAGTCTTCTGGTGGGTTCGCTCTGAACTTCTCAACTGCAGATCCACTGTAAGTGAATGCTTGAGTATTCTCTGGTGGATTAGCACCAAATGCTTCAGCAGCACCAGATAGAGCAGCAATAGATCCTGTGCCCGTATAAGACTCAGTATTCTTCTCGGTAATAGTGCCAGCAAAGGTAATCGTACCACCGCCAACCCATTTTGGAATCTCTCTAACCTTACCAGTTCCACCAATGGTAATAGAACCAGAAGCCGTGTATAGACCCTTATTGAACGACTCGTCAGCAGCACCCTTAAGTACAAAGAACTCTACTGCATCAGTGATACCGTAGTCTTCGGAAGTCGTTACTGCATCAGTAATGAATCCATAGTTCTCATAAGCATTTGCTGTCTGAGTAATGTCATCATAAGTCTCAGTAAGAATCGTTGCTGGTGTATCTGGCGACTGAGCAACATAGATGTATGTTCTTGCTTCGCTACCATCAACAATGCTAAAGAGAGATCCAGTACCAACATATGATTCTGTATTCTTTTGATCTGCATTACCAGATAGAATGAAGAGTTGAGTTGATTCTCCACCTTGAGTTGCGAACTTCTCAACAGCAGATCCACTAAGAGTGTAGATTGGATTATCACCAACATAAGACTCAGTATTCTTCTCAACTCTAGTGCCAGTAAATATGGCAGAACCAGAACCAGTAAAGACTTCAGTGTTCTTCTCAACCTTAGTTCCACTGATGAAGATGGTGACGCCAGTACCAACGTAATCTTCGGTGTTCTTCTCAACAGCATTACCACTAAGCGTGAAGAGTTGAGTTGTTTCGCCACCTTGAGACGTGAACTTCTCTACTGCAGCACCAGATAATGCGAAGAGCTGGGTATTTTCTGGTGTTTGTGGAGCAAACGATTCTATTGCAGAACCACTGAAGAATGCTGAACCGAATGGGAATACAGACTCAATATAGACTACTGTACCGTAATCAACTTCGTTGAAGAAGTTTGTAATCTGACCGAAATCATTGATAGTATCAACTGGTTGAGTGAGACTACCATAATCAAGTTCAAGGAACAGAACACTGGTTGTTTCATCGTAAACATATGTTCTTGCTTCACTGCCATCACCAATGTTGAATAGAGAACCAGCACCAATGTAAGCTTCGGTGTGCTTCTCAACGGATGTAACATCAACAGAAATAGTACCTTCACCAATCCATCTTGGATTGACTTTTACAACTGCAGCACCGCTGATTTGGAAGAGCTGTGTATTCTCTGGTGGGTTTGCACCGAATACTTCTGCTGAACCATTTGCAGTAAATGCAAATCCAAAACCAACATAAGATGGTTGAGTCTTTCTGACCTGTGAGAAGATATCAAAGGTAGCAGTTCCAGTGCCGACGTAATCCTCGGTGTTCTTCTCAACTGCATTACCAGTGTAGGAGAAGGTAACTGCAGTCTCTGGTGGACTAGCAACAAACTTCTCAACGTGGTCTCCGCTGATAGTGAAGAGCTGAGTGTTTTCTGGTGACTGAGCAATAAAGGACTCATCTGCGAAACCAGAGACCTTGAGATAATCAAGGACAAGACCCTGAAGATTTTCAGTCTCAGTTGCTGCCTGAGTAATCAGACCATAATCTTCATTAACTGCTGGGTCATCAATCTGACCGTTATCAACATTAGCAAAGATAAATGCAGGTAGTGGAGCGAAGTAGGATTCGGTGTTCTTCTCAACCTTAGTTCCACTGAAAGTAGTTGTTCCGAGACCAACATAGTCTTCTGTGTTCTTCTCTGTAAGCATTCCTGTGAATACTGAAGTTCCAGAACCAACATATGATTCTGTATTCTTCTCTGTAAGAGTTCCAGAAACGCCAAAGAGTTGAATGTTCTCTGGTGGATTGGCACCAAAGGATTCTGCAGCTCCAGATGGAAAAGCGATGAAACCAGAACCATTAAACGAACTGATTTCTTTATATGTTGCAGAACCAAATACTGTTGCAGTTCCTGTACCAACATAGTCTTCTGTATTCTTCTCAACAGCAGAACCACTGAGGGCGAAGAGTTGAGTGGTTTCCCCGCCTTGCGTTGTAAACTTCTCAACAGCCGCACCGCTGAAGGTATACTGAGCAAAGTCTTCTGGTGTATTTGCAGTGAACTTCTCAACAGCAGTACCAGAAGTAGTAAATGCTTGTGTAGATTCTGGTGGGTTAGCACCAAAGACTTCAGCCGCACCAGATGTAGCAAAGAGAGAACCAGAAGCAACGTAGTCTTCAGTGTTCTTCTCAATGCTTGTAATATCTACAGTAAATCCACCCTGACCAATGATGTTAACTGCAAGAGGTAGAACAACTGCCCCACTGATAATAATAGAACCACCGTTGTCAACGATGTTCTTACTGAAGATTTCTACACCTTGACCAGATGTAGTCCACAGACCATATGGGAATACACTGTCAGTGTAGGTGATAAGACCATAATCTTGTTCGCCGCCAGTATTAGGAGCACTGACACTACCAAGATTGATTTCGTTTGTTGGAGATTGAGCGATACTACCATAGTCAAACTCAAAGAATGGAACAAACGAATCAAAGCTATATCTGTAAGTGACTGATTCTGCAGCACCAGAGAAGGAAGAGAAAGTACCTTCACCGATATAAACTTCAGTATTTTTCTCAACACCATCGCCTGAGAAAGCAAAGATCTGTGTAGATTCGCCCCCACCACTAGTAAACTTCTCAACAGCAGTACCAGAGAGTGTGAATAGTTGAGTTGTTTCGCCACCTTGAGACGTGAACTTCTCTACTGCAGCACCAGCAATATCATAGAAGTCACTAGTGAGATAGCGATAGTCTACATTAGATGCTACACTTGTGATTAGACCATAATCTTCGGATTCTGTAGCAGCAGAGAAGTCTCCGTAATCTGCGAAAAGATCTCCTAGTTGAGCGAGTTCTGAAACGTATACCTCAGTGTTCTTCTCTACGCCTGTACCGCTAATAGAAGAGGCACCAGTACCTACATAGTCCTCAGTGTTTTTCTCCACCGCAGAACCGCTTAGAGCGAAGAGTTGTGTGGTTTCTCCACCCCCACTGGTAAACTTGAGATTTGTGTAACCACCAGATAAAACGTGACCACTTGCTATTGTATTGCCAGTGTAAGACTCGGTATTCTTTTCTGTAGAAAATACGTTAATAGCAAATAACGAAGTATCTTCTGGGGGATTTGATCTAGTGCATTCGGCAGCACCAGATGTAGCAAAGAGAGAACCAGAAGCAACGTAGTCTTCTGTATTCTTCTCAACAGCAGAACCACTGAGGGTGAAAATTTGAGTAGATTCTCCAGCTCTACTAGTGAACTTCTCAGTAGAGAAACCACTAAGAGTGTAGAGAGCAAAGTCTTCTGGTGGGTTCGCTCTGAACTTCTCTACACTGAAACCAGAATATGTGTATAAAACTGTATCTTCTGGTGGATTTGATCTAGTGCATTCGGCAGCACCAGATGTAGCAAAGAGAGAACCAGAAGCAACATAGTCTTCGGTGTTCTTTTCTATTGCAGAACCACTAGAAACAATAGAACCAGTTCCAATAATAGAAACCGCAAGAGGTAGAACAACTTCACCACTGATAACAATAGCACCACCGTTGTCAACGATATTCTTGCTAAACGAATCTACACCTTGACCAGATGTAGTCCATAGACCATATGGGAATATAGTATCATTATAAGTAATAATACCATAATCTAGTTCTCCGCCTGTATTTGGTAATGCTACGCTACCAAGATTGATTTCATTCGTTGGTGTTTGAGAAACACTACCATAGTCAAACTCAAAGAATGGAACAAACGAATCGAAGCTATATCTGTAAGTGACTGATTCTGCAGCACCAGAGAAGGAAGAGAAAGTAACTTCACCGATATAA